CGAGCGTGACGGCCGCCGCCACCCACTCCTGGACACGGTCCCGGAGCGTCGCGTCGGTCAATGCGGCGTGAAATGACTGTGATTCGTAGGGTATTTTCAGAACGATGGAACTCAAGATATCGCCTCCTCGAAATCAAAACAGGGGATTAACCTCACTTGCTGTCGCTCTTTGTCGATCCTCTCTTGCGCCTTCAGGAAGTAGGGTTCGTGCTTCTCGATGCCGATAAAGTGCCGCCCGGTGCGGAGGCAGGCGATCGCCGTTGTGCCGCTACCGAGGAAGGGGTCGAGGACGAGGTCGCCGGGCTTTGAATACTTCTCAAGAATCCAGACGAAGAGCGGTACCGGTTTCTGCGTCGGATGGATGCGCTCTTCCCTGTGGCGCATGTCCTCCTGCAGCATCCCATTCCATCGCCATTTGAACTTGCGAACCGCCGTCTTAAACGATGTCCATGCGAGTTCACAGTCGGCGAAGTCGTTCTCACCGTTGTCCTTATCCCATACAAGCCAGCACGAGGTCGGATCGAGAAGGTCGGCGTAGTAATTGCCGCCGAAGATGATCTGGTTCTTTGAGATCCGCGCCATCTCGGATAGGTAATTTCCCTCGAGTCTCATATTGTCCCATTCACAAAACCCGTAGTCCCTCGCCGGGACGATCTTCGTAGGGTTCCCGAACGCAGGCCCTCCTCGCGTCTTGTTCTTCCCCGCCGCCTCTCCGATCCCATACGGCGGATCGGTCAGCACGAGGTCAACGCCCTTATCCGGCATCTCGCGCATGAGGTCGAGACAGTCGCCGCAGTAGATGCGGTCGATCTCCAGCGTCATGGCCACTCACCTCCCATCAGCCCCTCGGCGAGGTTCTGCCAGCGGTGATCATCGACGAAACCATACCGTTCCCGGATCTCCCGTATCAGTCGGATCAGGTCCGACCACTGCAGGACCGCGAGCGGCTCCTCCCGGTTGCGCTTAATCAAGAGGAGTGGAGTTAACCCTTCCTTCTCGGCGTTCGCGGTGCATTGTCGCCACCACGCCGGGAGCGCGATCGCTTCCTGGTGCTTGCATTCGACGCCGAACGGGAACCGCTCGCGGGCGGCCGGCGAGAGGTAGAGGTCGCAACCGGACTGCCCCATCGCCGTCGACAAGATGTCGCCCGGGTCGATGCCGAGGCGGTCGACCAGGTCCTGCCGGATCTGCTGCTGAAATTTCCTGCCCTTGGCTTTGCGGGAGGCGGGGGTGTTCGCGGTCATGAGTGTCCCCCGTGAGGTCTAAAAATCAGGGCGGGATCTGTCCCGTGAGTATCGTCCCGAGCGGTGCCGTCGCCAGGAGAGTTGCTACCCCTCAGAGTGTTACTGAGCGTGTTACTGGCGACCACTCAGATCACCTCTGGCACGAGTGGGGTTTTTAGGGCACGAGCAGGGAGACTTTTTACTATACCCCCCCACATGGGAAAGTTACGATCCTTCCTGCCCCAAATGCCCCAAACCCTCCCCACGGGCACGAAGGGCACGAAATTCTGAAAACTTTTCCGAAACACGGAGTTTAGAAACTCCTGAAACCTCATACCCTTCGTGCCTTTTGGGGTATTTGGGGCACCAAATTTCAGAAAGTTTTTCAGACCTCTAACATCTGAAACACTTTCTGTTTTTTCCTGCCCTTCCTGCCCCATCTCAAAGACCTGCCTGTAATGACCCTTCCGTAGCATCTTCTTCTGCCTCCGTAGCACTCTTTATGCGTATGCCTGTCCAGCACATGGCCCCGCCGAGCTTGCGTTCGCCGAACCCACGCTCTCGGAGATACTTGATCACTGCCCGGTTGCTGACCGGTTTCTCCCCCTCATCCTCGCACCACTTGAGGTAGATCTTATAGAGCACCGTCCGCTCGATCGTGCCGAGCGGCTCGACTCGCATCTCCTGTGCTAGGAACCGCCCGACCATATCACTCTCCGACCGGAACCGGGCCGTGGCCGCGAGCACCTTCGCCGGGGGCGCGAGTCTGCAACCGTTCGCCTGATACCGCCGGAGTCCCTCGATACACCAGTTCAGGATACCCGACCCCTCGGCCTCCAGTTTGTCGAGGATGCCCGGGTCGCGCCGATCCTCGGGGATCGTCACGGTGAACGGCAGCAACCATAACCGCCGCCATATCCCCTCGTCAGTGCCCCGGATCCGGGGCTCGTGGTTCGTCGCGAGGAAGATTTTCGCCCCGGGCCGGAACTCGAACTCGTTCTCGTAGAGCCGCCGGACAGTGATCGCGTCGTCGCCGGTCAACTGCTTGACCACGCTCTCCGCGAGATATGCGCCGCTCTCTCCCTCTGATGCCGTGACGAGCCGGGCGCCGTGCAACCGTGCTAGGTCAGACCGCGGCCCGTCTCCCCGGCGCACCATAAGGCTCTCCGCGGCGATATTGACGGCGTAATCGCCCCATACCCGCGCCAGCGCACCGATCGTGACACTCTTGCCGTTCTTCCCGATACCGTAGAGGATCGCCATGATCTGCTCAGGGTTCTCCTGGAGCAGCGAGTACCCGCAGAGCTCCTGGAATCCTCGGATGTATGCCTCGTCCCCGCCGAACACGAGATCGAGGTGCGCGAGCCAGGTCGGGCACTCGGCCGCCGGGTCGTAATCCACCCCGCAGCACTTCGTGAGCAGGTCTTCGCGCCGAGCCTCGCGGAACGTCAGCGTATCGAGTTCCAGCGTCCCGTTCCGGCAGTTCAACAACTCCGGCCGGGCGTCGAACTCCTCCGGCGTCACCGCGACGGCCGGGGCAGCGCAGGCGATCATCGCCTTCATCCGCGAGAGCATCCCCGACGAAAGCGCCCACTTCCCGACTTTCTCGCGCCGGTCGTCTGTGGTCGCCGAAGCCTCGATGTGGATCGTCCTGGCGACCCGCTTGGCAAGCGCCAGCATCCGGCAGGTCTCGTCGCGCTCCCACCGCGAGCCGGACCAGAGGTACCATGCGTCGAACGTCTTGCAATACCGGATCGAGTCCCGATACTGTGCGACGAGTCGGTCCCCGTTGCCGTCGTCGGTGCAGGGGAACTCCTGCTGTGCTGGAGGCGGCGTCGGGTCCGGGAGCTCCACACCCACCGGGATCGCGTATGCGATCGTCCGGGCGTCTCGATACTCCTGCCGGGTCGCGTCCGCGACCGCCTGCCGTCGCCGCATCTCCGCGATCACCGCCGGATGCTGATAGATCGTTTTGAGGAGCGCCCGCGCCTCTGCCTCGGAGATGTCGTTCGGGTCGGGGATCTCGTCGGGGTAGACATCCCCCCACTGCCGGATCTCCGTTACGACATAGCTCCACGTCCAGCCGTCGACGATGTGGAGTGGGATCGCGGCGTCGGGGATTATCGGGGCGGCCACCATGGCTACCACAGGTTCCTCTTCCGCCGCGGGCGCCTCATTCTGCGCCCTGTTTGCCGATTGCTTGTTGTTTTCCTCATATAAACCACATGTCGCTATACCGGAAAAATCCGGTGAGATGTCCGCGTTGCACACAATCTCCCACACCCGACCGAAAACAGCCCCGCTGATCCGGGGGCCGCTCTCGGCGTCAATCTCCGGCGGCCACCGGCCCGCGAGGAGCACCTCGACGCCATCGGCGGTGCGGCGGGTGCCGTTCGGCATCCAGTCCGTCCGCAGCGGGATATACGCCGCGTCGTCGAGCGTGACGGCCGCCGCCACCCAC